TAAAGTTAATACAAGAAGTAGTTCGTAAAGAAGTTAGAGCAGCTCTTAAAGAAGAATTAGGTAAATCCTCTATTAAAGAAACTTACAATCCAACAATAGAAAGTATTAAAAGAGCTCCTAAACCTAAATCAACCGGAAATTCAATTCAAGATCTTTTAAACGAAACTGCTTATGAAGGTGAATGGAGAACACTAGGAGGAGGTACTTTTGACTCTCACCAAGTTCAAAATTTTGGTTTTCAACAACAATTAATGAATGAATATGGAGGAGGAGCTACTCCTGTAACTAAAGGAATTGAAGGTTTTATTCAACAAAATAATAACGGAGCACAAGATATCAGACAAGTACAAGTAAATAGTGTACCTGATTTTAGTGATATGATGAATACAATGAAGAAAAAAGGGTTATTATAATGACTACAAGACCATTATATAGATATGCTGATATAGCTACTGGAACTCTAAAAAGAGAAATAGGAATTAGTATACAATTCCAACAACCAGAAGTTTTTATGAGTACATATACTACAACCCAACAAGTAAAAAATCAATTAATAAACTATATTCTTACAAACCCCGGTGAAAGAATGTTTCAACCTTATTATGGAGCCGGAATACGACAAGGTTTATTTGAACAAAATCAAATAGATTTTTCTGGTTTAGAAGAAACATTAAAAACAGGAATAGAACAAAATGTACAAAATATAGTTGTAAAAAGTGTTAATACTTCAAGTACAGGAGATAATACAATCAACATAGGTATTACATATTCTATTAATGGAATTGTAGATGAATTAAATGTAGAAATAGCAACATCATAATGGCAATACAATATTTAAATAAAGATTTTCAACAACTACAACAAGCTTTAGTAGATTATATTAAAAATAACTACCAAAACTATTCTGACTTTGGTCCGAGTTCACCAGGTAATATGTTTATTGACTTATCAGCATATGTAGGAGATGTATTATCTTTTTATACTGATACTCAAGTTCAAGAAACTTTACTTTTAGAAGCTAAAGAAAGAAAAAATATTCTTCCTATTGCTTATAGTTTAGGATATAGTCCAAAAATGACTAGACCCTCTACAGTAGTTTTAGACGTATATCAACTCATACCTTCTGATGCAGCGAATAGTTACCTGCCTGATTGGAGGTATGCGGTAAGAATACCCGAAAACACGCAAGTAGGCAGTACTTCTCAACCTGACGTTACATTCTTAACTCAAAATTTAGTAGATTTTAACTACAGCAGTAGTTTTGATCCTACAGATGTAAGTGTTTATAGTTATTATACTGCTACTACTAATCCTTTATTTTATGTTATTAAAAAACAAGTAGAAGCTTTTTCTGGTACTGTTGAAACTCAAAGTTTTAATTTTACTACTTTAGAACAATTTTCTAAAATAACTTTAGTTAATGAAAATATAATCCAAATTCTTGAAGCTGTAGATAGTGATGGAAATACATGGTATGAAGTACCTTATTTAGCTCAAGATACTATCATAGATAAAACATACAATATTAGTGTTTTTGAACCTAACTACTCTCAGTATAATGATCAAGCTCCATTTATGTTGAGATTAAAAAAAGTAAATAAAAGATTTACGGCTCAATTTATAAGTGATACTGAATTAGAAATTAGTTTTGGAGCAGGTACAACAGGAAAAGACAGTGAATTAATTATTCCTAATCCTGATAATGTTGGTTTAGGCATACAGGATGGAATTAGTGCATTTAATACAGCTTTTGATCCTTCTAACTTTTTCTTTACAAATGAATATGGTCAAGCTCCTGTAAATACTACTATTACTTTTACATATCTTGTTGGTGGTGGGGCTCAAAGTAATGTTCCTGCTAATGATGTCAATCAATTGGTTACATCAAACGCTCAACTAAATGATTATGGCTTAAATGCCTCTACAGTACAAACTGTATTAGAAAGTATTAAATTTAATAACTCTATTGGTGCTACTGGGGGTGGACCTGGAGATACTTTAGAGGAAATAAGATTAAATGCTTTAGCAAATTTTCCTACTCAATTAAGAAACGTTACTAAAGATGATTATTTAGTAAGAATATTATCTATGCCTAATGAGTTTGGATATATTGCTAAAGCTTATGTAGTTCAAGATTTAAATTTAAACGCTGATAGAGATAATACTCAAAGTTTAGTTAACCTGAATCCTTTAGCACTAAGTGCTTATGTATTATCTACTAATAATGATGGTAAATTAACTACAGCTAACGCAGCTGTAAAACAAAACTTAAAAACATATTTAAGTCAATATAAAATGTTAACAGATGCTGTTACAATTAAAAATGCTTTTTATGTTAATATAGGAATCAACTTTGAAATACAGGTATTACAAGGTTTTAATGCCCAACAAGTTTTAATTGGTTGCATTAATGCTTTAAAAGAATTTTTTAATACTAAAAATTGGTCAATAAATCAACCTATTATATTAAGTCAAGTAGAAAATTGTATTAGTTGTAATAATGTAAATGGAGTAGCAGCTGTAAAAAAATTAGAATTTATCAATAAGTTTGGAGGTCTATATAGCCCATACACATATGATTTATCAGGAGCTACTTTAGGAGGTATTATTTATCCTAGTTTAGATCCTATGATTTTTGAAATTAGATTCCCAGACAGTGATATCTTAGGACGAGTTGTTGGAGCTTAATATTTATAATATATGTTTTCTCAATTATTTCCTTCTAAAGACGCAACATTATATTCACTATACCCAGAAACAAATACGGGTTTAGATCCTATATTAGAATTTACTAAGCCAGATCCATATAATGCTTCTAGAATGCTTATTCAGTTTGACCAAACTGAGATAATGGATACTTTAAGTAAGGTTAGTGAAACATCAACATCATCAGGTAGTTGGGCCGCTTATTTAAGAGTATATGCTTCTCAAGTAGAAAGTTTACCTACAGTACTCCCAATAGTAGTTAATCCTGTTTCTCAAGAATGGGATCAAGGAACGGGTCGATTAGCAAATTCCCCAACTACTGTAAATGGAGCTAGTTGGTTAGGACCTAAAACAGGAAGTTTTTGGATAATAAATAATACTTCTTCACTTTATTACGTAAATGATTATGCTTTAAGTGGATATGTAACAGGAGTACCCATAACAGGATCTTATTTATCAGGATCAGTAGGAGGAGGAGCTTGGTATACTAGTAGTTATGCAACAACAACAATATCACAATACACTCCACAGGATTTATACATAAATGTAACTTCTATTATAAGTCAATGGTCATCTTCTTTAATACCTAATAATGGTTTTATTTTAAGAGTTAGTGAATCTATAGAAAATAATCCAAATTATCAATATATTTTAGATTACTTTAGTAGAGATACAAATACGATTTATCCTCCTTCTTTGTTTTTTTATTGGAAAAATCAAGTTTTTAACCCAGATATAACTAAACTTCAAACAAATCAAGTTTTTGATGTATCTATTGGAAATAATGATGGAGTTTATTATGCTGAAAGTAATGTTAGATTTACTGTGGCTTCAAGAGATAAATATCCTCAAAGACAATTTGTAACTTCTTCATTATATGAATTTAATAAAACTTTACCTTCACAAAGTTTTTATCAAATCATTGATGTAGATACTAACGAAACTATAATACCATTTAATGACCCAGGCACATTAATAAGTGCTAATGGAACTGGATCATACTTTAATGTAGATATGAGCACACTAGAACCAGAAAGATTTTACACAATACAAATTAAAGTAAATATTGATGGAAGTACTTATATAAAAGATGATAGTGATATGAAATTTAAAGTTTCTCAAACTATATTCCCATGAGTAAAATAACTATACCAACTAAAAAAACAATATATAGTAAAGATATTAATAAAGTAGTAGATACTGGATTCAACACAGTTATTAATCCAAATAATACTACTGAAGTAGTAAGTACTATTCCAACAGTAAGTGAGTTTTTTGAAAACTATGATATTTTATTTTATGAAATTCCAACAACTGGAGAAAATTCACATACTACTCTTGTAGAAAGAAGTAGTGAATATTTAGGTTTAGATTTAAATTTATTATTAGAACAATTAAACTTTTTGCAAGAACAAAATAAATTATTACAACAACAAATAAACGAATTTAATACAAATATTTAATGCCTGTACAAATACTTCCATCATATATCAATAATAATATTTTAACTCCACAAGAGCAAAATCTTGTAGCGAGTAATGAAATGACTAGGTTTTTTGGTATATCTGGAGACTATGTGCAGTTATTTATTTATACTAATTTAGATACTTTAGTTTTTAATAGTCCTAATTTTCAAGAATACAGTGTTACTGAAAATAAAGAAATAAATTTTGACCCAGCATACGATATAGAAAGTGCTGGTTTTAGATTGGGTACATATAATATGGTCTATAATTTTTTAAGACCTTTATTAACTCAAAATCCGAATTTAGATTTATTTATTTATTCAATTTCACCAGATAGAAGAGAAATTAAAGTAAGAACAACAGCAGATAATGATTTATTTTTTTCAAACGCTGTTGCTTATATAGATTTAATTCAAGCGAGAGATTATTTTATTGAATATTATCTTGATTTTGGAAATAATAATTTAATTACTGCTTTATCGTTAGCAGTAGAAAAAGATGTTTTTGGAACATCTACAGTAATTGTTAAATTGGAAAATCCACTTCCACAAAATATTGTTGTTAATAGTCCATTAAATGTTGTAGAAAAAATAGTAAATACTTATAAGTATCAAGCTATTTTAACATCAGATGTTTCTTCTTCTGTAGAATTTCCTAGTTTAAGAGAAGCAAATTTTACTTTAGATGTTGATAGTTATAGAATTGGTTCAAGTGATTATTATAACTACACCCAAATTACAAATTTAACTCAGTCTAGTGAGTTACAAACAATGTTAGCTTTTATTTCAAGTAGTAATCCAACAATCAATGTAGATTATACTGAATATGTTAATTTTGTTCATTTTGGTTCTGCTCAACAACAATTAGAAACTTTTAAATATAAATTAGGTAAAATACAAAATCTACAAAGTGGTATAAGTAGTTTACCTCCTACTGACTTAAATAGAATTATTTCTCAATCTGTAATAGATCAAACAATTCAGGGCTTTACAAATTATGAAGAATATTTATATTATGAATCAAGCAGCACATCTTGGCCAAAATCAAATACAACTCTTCCTTACATAAACCAAAATACAGGATCTACAGAATCTATTCTTTGGTATAACAACCAATCATACTCAGCAAGTTATTATGATGAATTTAACAATAATAACTTAATTTATGCTTTACCTACATACTTACAAGAAAGTCCAACCTTCTCAAATGTAGAACCTTTTGTATATTCGATGGGTCAAATGTTTGATGAAATTTGGCTTTATATTAAAGCTATGACTGATTTATGGAAAGCAGATAATTCATTAGCTGATGGTATTAGTAAAGATATGGTTGGAAATGCTCTTCAAAGTTTAGGTATTAAACTTTATACTGATGGAGACCAAGACAATCTTTATACATGGTTATATGGAACAAATCAACAAGGTAGTCCATATTTTCAAACAGCTTCTTGGCAAACAGGAATTACAGCATCACAATATACTTTATCTGGTCAAGATGAAACAAAAAGTGTGTTTAAGAGAATTTACGCTAACTTGCCTACATTATTAAAAAGTAAAGGAACAGATAGATTTGTTAATTATTTAAATACACTTTATGGCATTCCTGATACTATTTTATTCCCTATGGAATTTGGTGGTATAGATAAAACAAGTAATACAGCAGAATATAATTACTCTAGATTTTCTGCTGCGTTACAATTCCAACCTTTTAAATATAGTTTTGTAGATAATCTTACAACAAGTTCTTATGGCATACAAAATATAGAATTTAGATTTAAACCAACTAATTTAAATACATCAAATAACCAAACACTATTAATAGGATCAGATCATTTTAATCCTTCAACAGCTAATTGGGTAATTTATTTACAACCAACTAGTATAAATGGTTATGATTATGCTAATGTAGTTCTTTGGACTAATACAACAAATGTAACCCAAAGTGTTTCTATACCAGCGTTTGTAACAGGTAGTAATAAAGAATATAATTGGTGGAATGTAGTTTGGCAAAATGAAGGAACGGGATCTATTTTATATGTAAAAAATGAATTAAATGGTGAAATAGGATACAATGTTTCTACATCTTATTCTATTCCTGTTTATGATGATATTACTACTAGAATTGAATTAGGAAGTGTAAATCCATTATTTTCAACTACTCTTCCTTCAAGTTTATCATTAGGTAGTTGTTACTCTCAACTACAAGAATTATCT